CAGAACTTGGCCGTCGGTTCCGACGCCGAGCCGGGCCGGAGTGTCGTTGGCGGTTCCAACGACGAGGTCGCCCTTGGCGTCGATGATCGACTTGTTGATTGAGTTCGGGTCGGTTTCGGACGACCACTCGAGGCCGGTGGCGGTGGCCGAGTTGGCGACCAGAACTTGTCCGTTGGTGCCGACTGGGAGTCGGGTCAGGGTGTCGGGGCCGGTTCCGGCGAGCAAGTCACCTTTGGCGTCAACCACGGTGGTGGTGGGGTCAAGGGTCCATTTGACGCCGAGTGGGGCGGTGGAGTCAGCGACGAGCACCTGGCCGTCGGTGCCGACGGCGAGCTTGGCGGGGGTGTCGGCAGCCGAGGCAACAACCAGATCGCCTTTGGCGTCCAGAATGGTCTTGTTGATTGCGTTCGGGTCGGTTTCCTCGAACGGCGCCTGGGATACGGAAGGCTGCGCTAAGGACGGGGGGATCGTCATGTCGTGCCTCCTTTAGTACCTAATGATGTGGTCTGTAACTGTAGGCAGGGTGAAATTGGCGCCGGAGCCACCGTAAGTGTACCCAATGACGTCGAATAGGCCGGGGTAGGTCGCGCGGCTGACGGATGCGCCGTTTGTGCGTAGCCAGCCCGATGGAATGGGTATTGATGTGCCGTGCCAGCGGATTATGCCGCCAGTCGGCACGGCGCTGTAAAGCCAGTTTTCAAGGCCGAGGTCGCGAGCTTCCAACAGGTCTTTGTCTACGTCAGTTATTGACTGAAGATCAAACGACCGAAACGAGTAATTGAACGGCATCAGTCCTCGCAAACACAGATAACTCGACGGATGCGACAGCCCTGCCATGTGATGCGGGGGTAGAAACCGTAGCTGCGGCCAGCGTCATTGATTTTGAATCTGTAAATGGCGGTACTGTTGTCGCTGCTAATGCTAGATAGAGCAACAGTTATGGTTTGCGTTGACGATACAAACGCGCCCGTCTCATTTGGCCCCTTGTCAATAATGCCAGTCGGTTTGATAAATGGCTGAATAACGGCGTCGCCAGTCAGGTTGAGGCTTGCCGCTGTATCAAAACCAACTTCGACAATAACCTCACGGACAACCAGGGGTTTGCTGTGCCAATACTCGGAAAGGTCGACCGTCGCTGAAGCCGGTGTTGATGCGACGCTGGTTGAGAAGTCCCAAGAGAAATCGTTTGAGTTGGGCCACAGATGGTTGTTGATGTATCTGATGGCGTAGAAATTGAATGAATTATCTAGCACGCCAACCATTGAGTATTCGTTGACGGGGTATCGCTTGCCTCGAACAGCAATCGGTGTTGCAATAATTTGCTGTCGTGAAAAACCCGTCAGGTAGGTCGGCGCAGTAAATCCGCTTGGAACAAAGCGCGCCCAGCTGCCATTTTTGTTCTGGAACCAAGCGACGCCCGAGCGAGACCAGCATGAAAGTTGGTTGCCCGAGGAAATGCCAAGGCTAATGTGTTCAGCAGATCGGCGTTGGGGGACCAATGTGGGCGTGATGTCTGATTGGTCAAGTGTCGCAATGGGCATGACGGAGGCGCCGTTCAGGGCGTAAATTGCCCCGTCGGGGTAGCCTGGCACGGAAAAACCTTCGTCGGGTATGAAGACGGTTCGGTTATCGATGCACCCTCGAGCGAATCCGGCGTGAATGTTGGAGTCTGGGATAAGGGTTTGGATGGTGACGTTTTCGCCAAGAACACCCGTGACTGAATAAAGACCTGAGACTGTGGCTACCAAAAAGTCATTTGTTCTTGGGTAAACATTGACGATTGTGTCAGGAAACTCGTAATAGTCAGTCGATGGCGACCAGGATGCCGCGTTCAATGCGGCCGAGTAATACAGCGTTCGTTCAGATGTTGTGACAAGGCGCGAACCGACTTTGTAGAGGTCGCGCACGTCTCGAGTACCGAATGGGTTGGAGACAAGCAGGCTATCGGTGCCGGTCCACCAGTTGAACTCGCGTACGTTGTAGGTAGCCCAGTCGATGTATGTAAATCGATGGTCGACTGCGGCGCCTGTCCTGAAGTTGTCCCATGACACTTTCCCAGCCAATTCGCCAGTAAGTGTGTAGATGGTCGTTGGGTAGTTTGGGGCGTCTGCTGAAACTTTGATTATTCGGGAGTTGTAATAGTAGGTGGGGCCGGTGGTATCAAAGTAACTGACGAAAAATACGGAGTCGGTGACGTCAAGAATGAATGCAGAGAAAATTTCTGCTGATTCCCATGGGTGGCCGGGTGTAATTGCTGGCGGGGTGACTGTCGCAATTTGCTTCGCGCCAGACGGTACTAGGTCGCCACGTGGGCTAAGAAGCGCGTTTGTTCCCTTCCAGCTATTAGAGGGCAAGCCAGTTGAGCGGTCCCCCATGTAATGGCCGCCGGTGAAATCGTCATAGGTGATCGCAAACGATCCCATGTCACTCCCAGGAGGCGTAGTCGGAGAGGCGATCGAACTTGATGCGCTTCTTGATGCTGGCCCGGTTGTCGTCGTTCAGGGTGCGAAGCCAGTTGCCGTACTCTTGCAGGTAGAGGCTGGCTCGAGATTCGTCCTGGCGTCGGGCAGCGCACAGATACGAGCCGTAGGCGACGACGACGTAGTGGTAGGCGACCGGCATCAGGGGGCTGGAGGCGTCGCTGGAGAGGGCTGGTTCGGAGCGGAAGTAGTAGAAGGTGCCGGGCGTGGTGGTCGAGGGGATCGGGTTGATCTTGACGTAGTTGCCGTAGATCACCCATCCGTAGTTGGTGTCATCGGACAGCGGATTGATGTAGTCCTCAAACGGGATTTGCTGGACCGGCGCCGAGTTGATGACGAGCTGGTTGGCGCGCATGAAGTCGGACGGCAACTGGGCTTGGCCGTAGGTGCTGTCGAAGTTCAGCGAGGCGGTCGATGCCAGCCACCACCAGTCGCGCTCGGCGCTGACGCGAGCCAGGGCGTCGTTGATGGACGTGTTGACAAACGAGTCGGTGATGAGGCCGTCGCCGGTAGAAGGGATGGCGAGCCGGTCCTTGATAGCTGTGCGGAGTTCGGAGCGGTCCATCAGATCACCTGCACGCTGTACGCCTGAGCCTGGCTGGAGATGAGTTTGACGAGCGGGGCGGTGCCGTCACCAGGGAGGCTGATCGTCTGGCCGATGCCCAGGTGGTAGGTGTCGTCTCCGGCAACAGTCGGATCGGTGACACCCTTGGTTGGGTCGCCGAACGTGAAGTAGATCGACGCGCCCGAGGTGGTGCGGTTCGTAAGCAGGATGAACGAGGCCGGGTTGTTGAACGTGATGCTGTCCACCGTCGTCGGGGTCAGGGTGGCATGCTTGCCGATGTTGACGGTGTAGTTAGCCATGTCAGATCCCTGACGTTGCGATCACGCTGTAGGCGACAGCCTCGGCCGAAATGAGCGAAACTTTGGTGTTGGTGCCGTCGAACTTGACGACCGTCTTGTCAAGGTTGAGAACGACGAAGGTGTCGTTTCCCTCGGCGGTCGGGGCGGGCGGGTTGTCGCCAACGGTGAAGTAGATCGGGGCTGGGGTTCCGGCGCCACGGTTGATGACGGTGATGTACCCAGCGGTGCCGGTGATGGTCACAGTATCGACCACGGTGGCGGTCAGGGTTTTGTGGACTGAGCTGCTGGCTGAGTAGGTTGCCATCACTTGCCTTTCGCGTTGAATGAGTATTGGCGGCGGTTGCCGCCGTCGAGATGCCCAAGATCCTTGATGAGCGCCCAATGGAGTTTGTCGGCGAGTTCCTGGCGCTTCTCTTTCTCGGCCGTCTCGTGGGCGTCGCGGATGGCCTTGTTCTTCTTCATCAGGTCTTCGTGCAGGGCTTTGCCCTTCTGCCAGTCACCTTCGATCAGTTTGGTGATGAGGGTGTGGTCGCAGCGGTGGTGAGAGCAGGCGACGTAGGGGTTGCCCATGACGTCAACCATCCACACCTCGAAACGTCCTGCGAGCGGGTTGAACATGAGGGACGCCGTCGGGTCGCCCCGCCAGCCGGATTCGTCACCTTTCTGAATTCGGGTGGCGATGTCGTAGACGTCGAACGACACTTCGGCCATGTTCGATCCACCGTCGACGTTTCCCATCAGGTCTGCTGCGCGCATCATGTGCCCCATCATAGACATTGGGGCCGGTCACCCGAAGGCAACCGACCCCAACTGCCGTGTGTTTTGGTTGTCAGGCGCCGATGGCGTGGAAGCGAACCACAACAGCCGACACGTCGGTCGTTGAAGCCACTTCGTCCAGCGGTGCGCCGTCTGTGGTCGTGTCGACCCAGAACAGCTTGATCTTCGGTGCGGTGCTCGACCCGTCCCAAGCCGGGACATAGCCGTCGGTGGTTGACACCGACAGCCAGTCCAGGCGAGAGACTCCGAGGTCGGCAAGCGACACAGCCTCGCCGCCCGTCGCATAGGACGAGTCGAACGTGACGGTGCCAAGCACCTGCTTGCGGTTGCCGGGAACTTCCGGCCCCCAGGTGACGCTTACCGATGCCGCCATGTCAGATCGTCACCTCGGTGAGATCCTTGATGACGAAGTGGGCGTTGCGCTGCTTGCAGGCGAGTTCGCCGTACATGTAGAGCGTGGCCTCGTAGGCGTCGAGGTCGGGCTTACGGTTCATCACCGCTCCGTCCAGGTCCATGAACTGGAATCCGTCGCCCACCTGGTGGAACACCAACACTTCAGGGTTGATGCCGTACAGGCGGTTGTTCGGGCAGTCGAAGTCGGCGTAGAGGGCCGTCGGCGACTCGTCACCCTTGCCGGAAACCGACGGGCTGTAGAACTGGATACCTGCGTATCCACCCTTGAGCTGCGTCTGCTCCATGTTGCGCTTGAGCGAGAGAAGGAGGTTGCTGATCGCCAGGTTCACACCTTCGGCCGACACCAACAGGCTGGGCTTCTTGCCCGAGTTGGTGAGGGTCTTCATGATGGAGCCGGTGATGAGCGTCTCGGTCACCGAGCGGTTGGTTCCACCGTTCGAGTTGACGTACGCCTTCCACTTGGGCTGGGTCGACGGGTTGATCGTGTGGAGCACGGCGCTGTCGTCCACGATGGTCTGAAGACCCGTGAGTTCGACCTGGCCGTCGCCCGGCTGACCCGAGTTGTTGCTGGCTCCACCGGCGCCCGAGCGGAACACGAAATGGCTCGAGGTGGTGGTGACGGCAGCGCCCGAGATGGCGATGGTCTTGTTCGTCTCGTCCACCGAGGTCACGGTACGGGCCGAAGCCACCGTGGTCGGAGCTGCGACGGTTCCGATGTCGACAACCATGCCACCGTCGAAGAACAACTGACGGAGGGCGGTGGAGCCGGTGGTGGAGGCCAAGACGACGGTCGTGGAGGACGACGTGGTTCCGCACTGCGCGATGACACCGTTCGAGGTGCCCCACAGCTGACGGTTGACGTCCTTCATGGCGTCCTTCTTGATGCCTTCCATTTCGGCGTCGAGCGCGTCGATGAAGGCTCCGCGGTCCGAAACAGCCTGACGAATGGTCGGGCCGCTCAGCTGGATGCGTCCGTAGACGTACCGAACCGGGACCGGAACCGTGGCGTAGGACTGGTTGCCTGCGGTCGGGAGAGTGCCATTCTCAGCGCGAGCGCCGACACCGGACGAACGTCCGAGGTGGACAGCGTGGCGGGCGATTCGGCCCTGAACGGTGTCCTTGCGAGTCTCGACCTGGGAGAGGATGAAGTTGGCTTCGTTGAGGTTGTCCAGAAAGTCTTTGTAATCGTCCTTCAGGATGGCATCAACGGTTGAGAGTGATGCGGCCATTGTGGCTCCTTTTGTGATGGTGAGTTGGTGTTGTTTCCGCTACCTGTGCTAACCGGCATCCACCGGGTTCGCCTCGCCACGTCCGTGACTTTCTGGGTCGCAATGAGTTGTGTGGCTATCCGGCCACGAGCATCACTATACACAACATGTTGTGCGTGGGGTGGTTCCCTGCGCGCCGAGGGGGAGCGACGCGCAGGGAACGATCTACAGCCCGTTCGCTTCGAGGCGGGCGAGCGCGCGTTCGCGCGGTGTTGATCCAGCCATCGGGTTGTTGACGGCGGGGACTCCGTTGCCTGACGGGGGCATGTTGCCCATCGAACCGGCGGCCGTAGCGCGCTGCATGTTGATGGCCTGAGCTTGGGCAAGCACCTGTTCTTCGACTTCGCGGATCGCGGCAGTCAGATCCAAATCGGGGCGCTTCGACGCGGCGACGATGGCGGCGGTGGCGAGAGGCGAGTCCGGCTGGTAGCCGTGCTGGACGAGGGTCTGCTCAATCTGCGCTTCGTACTGCTTCTGCACCTGGGCCACCTGGAACTGCTGGATGCGCTGTTCCACCATCTGCTCCACCTGCTGGGGGGTAAGTCCCTGGGCGGCTCCGTCGACCTGGGCCTGCTGGGTGATCGCGGCTTCCTGGGCGGGTGAGACATAACTGTCGAACTTGTCTCCGGCCAGCGTGCGGGCGTTGTCGATCATCCACTTGGTGGCGGTGTCGATGTCGCCCGAGGCGTAGGCGCGCACCATGTCTTGAATGGCTCGAGCGTCGTCGGGGTGCAGGTTCTGGAACGCCTGGGCGACCGGCTTATACCGTTCGCGTTCCTTCTGGCGGTCTTGGACTTCGGCCTCAAAGCGGGCCTTCCAGTCAACGTCGGCAGGTTCGGCAGGTGCCTCACCAGCGGGGATGGCATCCACCATTCCCTGGGGGGCGATGTCACTCATTCTTGCTCCTTATTGGACAGGCGCTCCGGCCTGGGGTTGGGGAACCATCGAACCGGGAGGCTCGTTGGCTTGCGGGAGGGCTTGCGCTCCCGGCATCTGTTGCATGGCTGCGAGCTGCTTCTGCGCTTCTTCCATTGCCAGGGTTTCGTGCGCCTGGATGTGAACGTCGATGGCCTGACGAATGTCGTCGGATGCGAGTTCGTAGGCGGGCGACTTGCGCTCCTTGTTGTGCTGGGCGATGTGCTTGGCGTGGTCGTCGAACATGGCGGGCATGACGGCGACAGCCTGCATGAGCAGCCCGTTCTCCCATTCGGCCTTGGCGATGTCGGGATCGGTGGTTGCCAGGTAGCCCTTCGGGTCTGGCAGATCCAACATGCGGGCGATGGCGATGGGGTCCAGGTTGGCGAACGCCTGCGGGAAACGGTCGGCCAGGCTGGTGAGGACCGACTGGGTGGCGATCTTGGATCGGGGCGCGGTGGCGTCCAACGGCACTTTGACGACGGGAAACTCGTCGATGTCGTCGCCGGACCAGGAGAACTGCACCGTCGATCCCTGCGGGGTGGTGAGGGTTTGGGTGCGAACCATGCCGGACTGCTGGGCGTAGGCGCGGTACAACTGCAACGTCATCTTGCCGACCTTGGCCCAGACCTGCGACTGGTTGCGGGCCATCGGGCCGAGCGGCGTGTCGTCCTTCTCGGCGAGAACCGACAGGGCCAAACCAGAGTTTCGGTCGCCGGGAGCCTGGCCGCGGGAGACGGCGTGGGTGAAGAAGATGTCGTCCATCTCCATCTCGAGCTGGGCGGCTTCGTTGCTGATCCAACGCGGCACGTCCGGCGCGGTCTGCCAATGAGGCTCGCCAATCTCGGAGTTATACTCGAGGATGTCGGCCGGGTCGGTGGTGACTGTGTCGGAGTCTTCGATCGACCCGACCGGCACCATCAGGCGTGCGTTGGCCGCCTTCCGCATGTGCTCAAGGATGGTGGAACGCGCCCGGTTGTAGGCGTACTGGATGTCTCGAGCGGGCGACAGCAAGGTGTGTCCGACCCAGGTGCGCGGGATGCGACGCTGGCGCGGGAGCACGATGTTCAGATGCGGGAATGGGAACGGCCAGCCTCGGCCGTCACCGTAGGCGTACACCTGCTTGCCGTTGACGACATGTACGACACAGCCAGGGGTGGTGTCGGTGGGGCGCTCGTAGTAGCAGTAGACCAGCGTCAATCGCGGTGGCTGGCCTTGTGGGCGACGCGACAGGAGGGTGCGGTGGCGCGACGAGAGGGCGGCCTCGGCGTCGGGGTTCGGCATCCAGTCCAGTTTGTAGCGTTCCTTGACCTGCTCCGGCGGTAGGGCGATGCACCTGATCCAGTACCGTGCGGCGTTCTCGTCGGCTGAGCCTGGTTCAAGGGTGAACTCGGAAACGGACAGCGGTGTCAGGCGCACGCCACCGGCCGGGATCGGCACGGCGGTGACGGGGTCGACGGCGACGATTTCGCCCATGTCGGGGTCCCAGTCGACGCTGATGGCGCTCACGCCACCGAACAGGGTTTGGAGTAGGGCTTCCTCGCGAATCTCGTCCCACGACTGTTCATGCGCTTCGGACAGCAGCAACTGTTCCTGCAAACGCTGGCGGCGAAGGTTGGAGTCATCGATGCCGGTCGGCTCGACTTCCCAGACGAGTGGCGAGCGGGTGAGGCGGGCGACGAGGTTGGTGACTCGGGGGCCGAACTTGTCGACGGTGATGCGCGTGAACTTTTCTGCGTCGTTGGCGTAGTCAAGTTCCTGCACGATGTTGCGGGTGTGATCCCACCAAATCCATTGGAGGCCAGCGTAGTAGCTGGCGTTCATCCAGTAGTCGCGTCGTTCCTTGAGAAGGTAGGTGTCAGCCTTGTTCCATAGTTCGATGA